TCCGTTTTGTTTTGTATTAAAATTATTTAACCAAGTAAGGTCTGTAAGTTTATCATCTCCAATTAAATTTTTAAGGGATAAAGTGTTCCCAAAAAATGTTATTTTATATCTATTTGGATTGTTGTTTACAAGGTCTACACCTTCTAATTTTATAAACCCTTTTCTCCAAGATAAAGAATTTAATTCTATTGTAGCAGCTACTTTTATTCTTGCATCATAACCATTTACAATATTGTAATTATAGTAATGTTTGAAAATCTTATTATTTTCCTTATCCGCAGGTATACTAAACGTTCTAGAAAATTCAGTAAACACTTTTGAAACATCCTTTGCATTTTTTATGGTATCAGTAACCGTAACACTTTCGTCTTTAAAAAGGGTTACCCTTTGACCTTCAATATATAATTCTATGTTTTGCATTTATCGTATATTATTAATTACGTTAAAAGAATTATCAAAGTCTATTGTGTATTCCACAAGCCTATCATTTAAAGATGTCTTGTAAGTAATATTGCTTGTCTTAATATTTATTGGTGTAACTTGGTAATCCTTGTCAGTAAACCAAACCTTTTCAGATAGCATTAACTGTTTAAATACCTCATTGTAAGACTCTTCTAAATAACCGCTACTCAAAGAAATGCTTTCACTACCTGTAATATTAAATTCCCTATTAACGTGATTGCTTGTACTATATGAATTCGCATTGGTTAGTATGTTAGACTTAAAAGATTCCTTTTTAACAGTCATCTTTTCAGTAGCTTTCTTAAAGAAATACATATCTTGTAATGCTCCAAACTTATTTATAAATGTCACTTTGTTTGGTGTGTACTTAGATTCACATTGTTCTTTTATATCTATAATTGTAATATCGTTATCGTCAGTAATTTTAACCTTACTAACTTGTTCAACTTCCTTTAAGGAAACGTTATCTATCACACCATCAAAACCTGAAACACTAAAAAACGATACTAAATTTGTACCTGCAACTGATTGCGTGTATTTAAAAGAATACTCACCTATCGTATTTAATATACCTGAAACTTGAGTACCACCACTACCATCAAAATACCTTATGCTCCCTGAAGTATATTCCTTAATTTCAAAATCAACAATGTACTCGTTACCTGCTATTGGAGTAAAGTTTTGAAAGTTTCTTGAGCCAGATTGTCCGTTACACCTTAAAACTCCATCCTCTATAATATCGAGACTTCTAATTTGCCAATCGCCAGGAACATCAAACGTTACATTTGTAACAAGTTGAGGGAACAAATCAACAGATTTTATTTGTGATGTACTTGCGTCACTATTAAGAAATGAAACTGTCCTTTGAGTAACTCCTGAACTGTCTATAAAAGCAACAGATGGATTGTTTTTTGTGTAAATAGGTATTTGAAAATCACCAAAAGGCTCTAAATAAATATCTATATTGTTCATTAATAAAGACTTATTATCAAATGAGTAAGAACTACCTTCTTGGAAATAAGAATAGCTATCTAAAGCTAAATCTGTTTGAGATACTGTTGAACCTTGCTGAACATTACTAACATCAAATGCTTTTAAATCAGTCTTCACCCATTTGCAAATATTCTCAAAAGTAGTATTGTAAACCCCATCAAAAACAACATCTAAATAATCTCTGATTAGTTCAGATATTTCAAAAGATACTGTTGTTGAATTGCTTACTTTATATTTTTTTAAACTGTACTTTACAGTTGTAGTTGCGTTCTTATCTCCATCCCAAATGAAAACATCTAAAGTAGCATAAGAAATAGATGCGTTTGTTATGCTTACAAAATGAGGACTTCGTGTATTAATTGCCATTGTTTATACTTTTTTTTATTAATGCTTCAACATCTAATTTATATGCTTCTATTAAATCTTTATCTAAATTCTTAAACGCTTTCTTAAATGGTTTGGTAAAGAACATACTTGCTTTTATTCCTTTCTCAAATACACTTCTTGCAATCATAAACTGCAATGATTTTCTACTTATAAATTGTCCTTTATTATTTCTTATTCCTTTTAAACCTTTTCTTACAATCCATTTATCAAATGCTTTTGGAGGTGGCATACCTTTTAAACCATTCTTTCCTCCTTTAGATTTATAACTAAAAGGAGAGTCTTTATTTTCTAAGTAATTAGATTTAGTACCTTTTACTCCTTTGTCTTGAAACACTCCGTAATCTTCCATTAAGAAAGTTAACTCAAAGCTATTTTTACTAACCTTTACGTTTGAATCTAAACTGTTATAGAGTTCTTTAGAACTGTTCTTTTTACCTTTAGTTAAGTTTGCTCTTGACTGCTGAATGACATACTTTGCAAATCTGTTTAGCTCGTCTTTAACATTGCTTAACATATACTTATATCATTTGGTATGATCACATCAAAAGACAATGCCCAACCTGCCATTTCATTTTCAAACCTATCATAGAAAGGTTCAAAACTTGGAGAGCCATCTAACTGATATAAGTCTTGGTGTAATGTGCCACCCCTTAATACTTGCACTAATTTATTTAGTACTGCTAATTGTGTATTTAATATATCTTGCTCGTTGTTATTACCTATGAATATATCTACTACTTCTTCTTTTGAAATGTTTACCACATCCATAGCTAAAACAGATAAACTAAAACGTAATATGTTATCTTCATTACCCACATTGTTAACTATAATATGAGATAAAGGAAACGTTGTCTGCTTCGATGTATCTATTCTTGTGATGTCTCCAGTTGTAACGGTATTTACATTAGGGTCTGATAATAGTTGATTCTTTATAATTTCAGTTACTTGGTAAAATCCTTTCATTAGAATTTGTTTTTAATATTTTGTGATTCTATTTCTGCTTTTTCTTTCATAAAGGATAGCATTGTAAAACATTGGTGTACATTTAATTTAGTGATATCTTCAAACCGTTCAATACATCCGTTAGCGAGACCATAAATTGATTGATACCAACCCCACTTTGCTCCGAAGTTAGCTGCTCTTGAATAGCCTCCATTTCCGTTTGATTGCTGGAAGAGTGAATCGTATGCTTCGATAACTCCATTCCTAAATTCAGAAAAAAAAACATAGAACCTATTGCAGCACCTAAAGGCATATCTTTCATTTTATCAGGGTTCTTTACATCGTACTCTTCAATGTTATATTTACCAACCTTACTTGTTTTGATTGGTCTGAATAATACATTCATTGCAATATGCATTTGCTCCCACTTAGATACATTGTTATCCAAATCGATATACTCTCCTAAACTCATTTCGTCTAAGTCTGGAATGAAACCATATTCAATACCATTTAGTTTAAAACGTTCTGTATGTTTTGGTGTTTGGTTAAGTAGTTCAGTTATGATATCTACAATAGCAGTTGCACTAGACATCTTTAGTTTGTAGCTATCTGACAAAGGAATCCCACAAAATATCTCTATCATTTTAGCATCCAAGAAATTGCCTTCTGGATTGTTTTCAGCTATCTTTAAATACTTTTGGTATTGTCCTAGTGTTACTTCATTAAGTGATGTTGGCACGTTGATCTCTATCTTCATACTTATATAATGAATTTTATAAGCTATTTTATGAAATAAGCCTTACAATTTTCATAAGCCTTTGTAAGTAGTAAGTAGTGGTTGGGTTTTGAAGGTTTGGCGATTCTAATTTGTTTGCCTGTTCTGTGATGTATGAAGCATTCTACGATCGCAATCATTTGATTGTTATCCATTATCTAATAAAGTATTTACCAGCGTTTGGACTCTTTAACTGAGAAGATATTGCGTAACGTGCTGCATCGATGCAATGGTTAAAAGCATCAATAGGTTTATTAATAGTATTCCCTTCTCTATCTTTCATCCAAGTATATGACTGTAACTCTTTTATTAAGTTCTTGCTTCTACTTGTTACAAAGATTTTGTTTTGGTTGATTAGGTTAATACCATACACAATTGAGTCTTTTCCTTTAGTACAAGGAAGTACTTTATGTCTGTACGTTCTTAGTTCTGCAATTGATTTAGGTTCTGCACTATCAGCATATATTACACCCTCTATGTTATTTGAAGTTAATAGGTTTGATATGTCTATGTTCAGAAGTTTCTTTTGATAGATAATCTCATCGAAGATATACCCATCGTTGTATTTATATAAACCTATTAAAGTTGTTGGATCATTACTATATCCAAAGTCCATTCCGTAACATAGTAACCTTGCTTCTTCTGGTAGTTCTTTTATCTCTTTCCAATCTGTAATACAAACACCATCTAAAGAACCAATCTGTCCAAGACCATACACTTGCCACCAATTACTCCAATAGGTAGAATCTTTTGCTTTATCTCTTGCTAGTTCTATTTCTTTTACAATAGTATCTGGTAATGCTTCATTGTCTAAATAGGTTAATGTTATAAAGTCTGCATCATCATTACCAGCCACTTCTTTATGTGCCCAAAAGTTTGCGGTCGGATTAAAGTCAATCCATATATCTCCAGAGGTTCTTATTGCTAATTGGTTGTATGCTTCAAAGGGTACATTGTTTGCTTCATTCACATACAATACATTCCTTCTAGCACCTCTTAATTTGTCTGGTTGTTCTACTGAGAAGAACTCAATATAAGAACCATTAGTAAAAGTATAAGTTAAAGAAGACCTATTCCATTGGCTATCTTTAAACCTATTGGTTAGCATCATAATCTTTAAGAAGTCTCTAATACATCCCCTTCTTAAATGTGGTATTGATTCCGATACTACACTTGTTTCTAAGTTGGGTGTTCTAATACATCTATCTATTAAGATAGGAAGTATTCCAAAAGTCTTACCAGCAGATGTACCACCTTGTATTACTTTCTTTCTATTCTTTAAAGCGTGGAGTTTTTTTATTGCAGTTGTTGTTTGAAACATCTACAAATCAAATAAAGGTTGTTCGCTATTAACAGTTATATCTTTTGTCTCTTTTGGTTTACCTGCATAATAGTTATAGAACATTTGAACGAATTTAAAGTCTCCATCTTCTACTCCTTTCTCTAATGCTTTAAATGCCTTTGGTTCTAAAGGAGATAACCTTTCAATCATCTTTACCTCTTCTGATTTAGATGGTCTACCTCCCTTATTTCCTACCGTTCCTTTGTTCTTTTCTCTCTTGTCCATAATCAGTTTAAATCAGTTAACTGATTATATAATGAGAAAAGACATAGATTTTATTTTAAATCATCACTTTTTTTCTTCAACTGTTTTATTAATAGCAGTTACAATTGCTTGAACTTCTAATGCTAATTTGTAGCACATCTTTTCTAGTATTGCAATTCTTTCATTTACTGTATGTTTCTTTGGTTTCATATCTATTTATTAGTTTTCTCGTTTAATTGCTTGGCTCTGTCTTTTTTAATAAAGTTTACTACTTGTTTATAGATATCTATTTCAGTTCTTGGTATGTAATTATC